GCGCTACTAATGTTTTTTGACACTTTTTTGCATACAAATGAATTATCAAAAAAGAGAGTACTAAAACGCAAGGAGTACCCCTGGACTCAAGTGGGCTATATTAGAGCTGAGAGTATTTTAAAGGATGATAAGCTGTCATCTATCTTTTATACCTACTTTCACAAACTTGGATTCCAAAGTGCTGTTGTGGTGTCAAAGCTGCTTTCCCGGCTGGCACCAAAAGAAATGGCAAAGTTCGGTTCACAAATGAACATCCATGCGAAGTCAGTTTTGTCAAAGGTATTACCTAATGAAGAGTGGATACAATTCGTTGATTTGGCAACAATAATCGGTTTCCCTAAAGCACAAGATAGGATAGAAACCAAAAATGATATATATGATTGGCTTGTGCACGTCGATGATACTCAAATTGATCGTAACTTGCTCAAAGAGTGTTTAAAAACGGTCTTGCAACCTACAAATCGTATGGATGAATTATTTCACTGGCAAGATTTTGAACAATGGACTAAGGCAAGACAGAATTGGTTAAATGATGGTGCTGCGAAGGCTAGCAGATTGGAAGTTGATGGTAAGAAATTACGCACCAAAACCGGCCTAGCACTGTCTTTGACGGATGAACAACTTATGAAGTTGACTACGGAAGAAAAGATAGCCGAAGAGGGTTTACATGCTTTTATTAAACCAGATGAAAAAGGACCCAAATTGCGCTATATTGTTAATGCACCTGTAGGACTTTATTTGCATCAGAAGTACATTATGGACTACATTGCTGATAGTTTTCAGGCAATTGATTCTCGATTCGGTATTTTACGTGGTGGTCAAGAAAAAGTGAGTAATATACAGATTAAGTTGCGCGAAGGACGCAGACTCATACCTATTGATTTTGAGAAATGGGACCACACTATTGCACCTACTTATTGGGAATTACTTTGGGAGATATTATTGGAATGTGATCCTAGAATCCGAGAGAGTGTTTTACTTAATCAGAAGTTGTTTGGACATTTGAGTGTTTTCGATGTTGAATCTAAATATGTGGGGAAGTGGAGAAAAGGTGTTCCTAGTGGACTTGCTTTCACAGCTTTTGCAAATAGTTTGTTTAATCTAGCATCTCAGCTATATGTTGAGAAATTAGGTGCTGATATTCATCCTATTTATGCACAAGGAGATGATGGAGTGATTGAAAGTCGATTGAGTTTGGAAAAAATAGCATTTTGGTTTGAAAAACTGGGACTTAAAGTCAATGTTACTAAGAATTGGTATACACGTGGATTAGTTGAATTCTTAAAACAGTTGATTACAGAGGCTGAAGTTTTTCAGTATCCAGCTCGAGCTTATGCTAGTTTAATTTGGGCTTACCCTGATTTTAGAGATTTGGACGGTTATAGTAAATTGGTTGCCACTGCAGGAATTTGGAAAGAATGGCTTGATCGCTCAGGCTTGAGGCAGGAATCAGAAATGGTTACTGATCTCTGGGCGGCAACAAAATATAAATTGGGGCTTTCTAAATGTACTATTGCGTTATGGTTGCATACGCCTGCCTTTCTCGGTGGTTTCGGTTTACTTCCACTTACATATAGAACAAGGTTCAAAGTGTTAACCGAGAGCATTGAACAACGAACGAAAAATTTACTCTTCAAGAGGTACTCTATGACTAAGGTGATGGTCATAGGGTTAAGAACGATTAAGGTGTTAGCACCTGAGTTCTTTAATACCACCGCCCGTCGCGGGCAGTCACTATTCGAAATGGCCGGTGCGACTCCGTCTTTTTCAGACTTCATCGAATTCAAGCGTGCTCAGCTTGGATTAGACAGTAGGTTTGGAAAAGTTCGGACCGGAACAGAACCTTCAACATGGTTTAGGACATACGGTTGGAGTGATATCGCTGTGGCTCATTTATTTGGGCACCTAAGTGCAAACACACAAATTAATACTTTTATTGAATTATATACTGGCGTAGTTACTGGTTTTTATTCTTTACCTTACCATCTAACTAATTTGGTCAAATAAGTATTATTTTGTTGTTTGCACGTCAGATCAACATGTTTAACAATTCGGATGAATTTAAGGACCCGTTCCTTGATTTTGCTAATATTACTTGGATTTTAGGTTCTCACACTGTAAATCCCTTCCTCGACGATAATTTCAATGTTTTAAACTATTCAATTGAAAAGGAATTATATGATAGATATTTAAATGGTCAAAACTTATTACATTTTCTGGCGTATAAATATTATTTATTATTCGAGTTAAGGACACCTAAACAGAATCTAACTGCATATCGTTTGTTGGCTAATTTTTGGGATGATAAGGTTAATTCATATGAGATAGACCATGACTGTGTTGTTACACGGTTGCCTTATCCTTTTGATCCTAGTAAGTCGGATCCTTTACGAGATCCAGCGTATCCGATCTACTTTCTAGCACTTCTTGAAATTTATGATGAATTTTGTGAAATGCAACAACATCTTATGGAACAGACCGGCTTGCTTTTTAAACCTGAAGCTTGTTAAACATTTGCCATACGCAGTCGTATGCTATCTGCTGACATTTTCTGAACATATTCTTGAGACACTGATTTCCCATCGGTTGTGCTCATACAAGTTCAAACAAAGCCAAACCTTATTTCAAGCGTCGTGCACTTGAAACCAGGGTGAGGAGGAGTCCGAGTGTAGGTCTCGGTTAATTAATTGTTCGTATCCTACTTGCGAACTCTAACATATCAAGATGTTAGACTAAAAAATAGACGCTAGTCTTGGAGGATGGGTCTAAAAACAAAAAAGCCCGGGTCTGGTTGAAACCGGGAAAAGAAGCAACTATTATATGCTTGGCTGCAGAGTGAGATTAGATCCACCCACTACCGACACACTAGTGTAACGTGTGTACCTGCTGTGATCCTTGTACTTGATCATGTTTCATTACATTCAGACTCTACTGGAGGGGAAATTAG